GAAGTATCCGCGTTCCGCTCTCTCTGCCATCCAGCCCGAGTGCCTGCCATGAGTCGTCCGCGACTTATGGCGGGCTTGACGGCTACCTCCTGTCGACGGGTCTTCGTGCCGCCCAGATGCGTGCGCACGGTAAGGTCCTCACGTGGAGGGGAGGCGACTCCATGGAGTTGCTTCCTCAAAGTGTGGTGGATCGCTACCGGGTGTACGCTCAGGACTCCCTCGGAAGGTTCGCTTACGCGGCCATCCGTAGGATTTCTAAGGGGCACGGAGACCCTGACAACGCAGACGCCATGGTGGAGGGTCATCGTGCTCTGGGTGTCCTCGAGTTGCGCAGGCGCCGTCATCTTTATGATGACCGCACTTGCTGCAGGCTCGAAGTACTCAGAGTACCTGGCTTCAAGTACAGGGCCCTCGGCATCCCTTCGGCCCTCAACTTTGTTGAGGGCTCCTGGGTGCGAGAGTCCTGTCATTTGTTGCCAGAGGCTGACTGGGACGTGTCTCAGTGCAAGCCCGGTGACCTCCCTCCGTTGCCTTCTCGCGTGTCGACCTGGTTCGCCAGTGTCGACATGTCGAAGGCAACGGACGGACTCCATCATGACGCCGTGGAGGCAGTCGTTGCGGCGCTCTGCGAGTCCAGGTGCATCCGTAAGGATGACCTCTCGCTCGCAAAGGCGTCGCTCGGGTTGGATCCTCTGCACACTTGGGAGTACTCCTTCGCCGGTGAAGACGAGGAGCGCACTTGGAAGTGGCGCAGAGGCAGTCCGATGGGCACTCCCCTCAGCTTCGTCGTCCTGTCTTGGATCTCTGCTTGGGCCTCCTCCGCTTTCTCCAGCGGAAGGGTCCGAGGCGATGATGCGGTCGGCGCCGCCAGCTCGGAGCGCAGACTGCGTGCTCAGTTGCATGAGTACGCAGTTGCTCTCAAGATGGTCGGCGCCGAGCTCAACATCGCGAAGACCTTCGTCTCGCAGGGTGCTTTCACATTCTGCGAGACGATTGGTACTCCAGCGATCAGGGGCGGACGGGAGAAGCGTACGCGCCTCTTCGCCGTTCCTGCGTGTCCCGCGCCAGGCGGCGCTCGACCGATGGTTGCAACACCAAACGTCGTGCGTCGGCACGGGCACGCGCAGGAGCGGGTCGCGGTCACTCTCTCTCCGTGGCTCAATCGCAGCGCCTTGCTCCACCTTCCGGTGGAGCTTGGTGGCTACGGTTACACTTCGAGAGGGCTGGCCGCGAGTCGTCAGGTTCGGCAGAGGTTGGCCTACGCGGTATCGCGTGGGTTCGACCCCTTGCTTCTGCCAACGACGAAGGGCGAGTACAGAGGGGAGGGCCTCTTCCCGAGACGTCTTGAGCAGTCGAAAGTCTGGACCAGCCGGGGCAGGCAGGTTCGCGACGGTTTCACCGCCGCGCACCCTGTTTACACCGTGCCTGGACCAGATCGGACACTGCTCGACGGCCCAAAGCTCGTGGCTCTTATGGAAGAAAGATGCAGTAATGCTCTTCACTTCCAGGAGTGCGAGACTAGGGTCGTTGACGTCTCGAGGAGACCAGCGAGGACCAAACCACAACCCTTCAAGAACGCGAAGAGGTCCCCTTGGGTCTCGTGTCGTCCGCTTTCGCGGAAGCACGGGCTCAAGAGCCTCTTGCGTCTCGCTCGCGTTTTGCGCGAGCGGCCGTTGTGGGTTAGTTCGGATTTCGTCACCAGCATTCCGGTTGGAACACCGATGGGTCGCAAGCTTCGGCGAGCGACCGTTGTGG